ATAAGGAAAAGTTCTCAGGGTCATTACTTACGACTATATAGAAATACAACTCCCGGTGCTACCAGAACAAAGACATATCCAGATGGTACGACTGAGACCCTGACTTATCCTTCTAGATATAAATACTTCTTAGTAGTAGATGGTGAGGTTGTGCAACGAAGTGATAGTTGGGCAACGATTGAACAGGCTTACGTTGATGAGTGTGACGATAGTCATGGTGGCGGTCATGGTAGACTAGACCCCGGACACCATCATCTTATTAATAATGTTGCTACATCTCAATCTGATTATCCTACGATGGATAATACAAAAGCAGAGATACAAGATTTTTACGATAAACGAAGTATTTCATACTCTAGCTCAGAAACTAAATCAGAGCTACTGTCTAGGATAGTTCCAATGATGGCTGGAGATGAAGAGGTTTCTAAACATTTAAAGGTTTAATATGAGTTTATATAAATACACACAGAAAGAGGCCGCCAATCTGCTAATAGGGCAGAATGGCTTCGATGTTATAGCAGAGCACGATACCACTGTTGTTAATCCAGATACAGGTTCTTGGATTGCTATACAGGCATTGGGTAAAGACTCTAGTGGTACGACTGAGTTTCTTAAAATAAAGGTTACGTCTAATATAGGTGACGATATTAGTTCCTTTGTCAACTTAATACCCGGAGAGATACTGTATGGTAACTTTAGTGGTATTGTAAACCATACAGACTCTACAGCAGTATGCATAGCTTACAGAGGGTAAGAAGGACAGAGAGGCTAAAGAGGAGAGCTAAAATGAAAAGTCCACTAACAGATTTGGTAACTTGGCAAAAAGAAACTGGGCAACTAGACGGTTGGACAGCTTATCATTTAGCGGCTGGGGCTTTCTTGTGTAAAATTTTTCAATGGTTACACTGGAGTGATTTCTGGTGTGTCATGGGTGTATTTATTGTAGGTGTCTTATGGGAAGTTTTTGAGTATTACATAGAAAACTGGAGACCTTATGGTAGTAAAAAGAAGTGGGCATACAATACGCTTGCTGATATTGTGGTAGAAACTGCAATAGCATGGTGGATGGTGCTATGAGTCAAGTAATAAAAAAAGTAATTAAAAAGGGTTATGAAGTTGTTAGTACGAGTTATGGGACTCCTGTTGTGTATAGTTATGACAGGAGGATGCAGTCACGGGTGGAGCGTAGGAAGTTACCAAATCACACCTCAAGATACAGTTACAAATACAGTTTTTATAGAAGTAATGGGGATTGATTCAGTCTTGCATTACTATCATGGAAGGGTGTATGAAGAATCTAATTGGTGTTGGATACATCATCAATTAGAAGATGTGGTGAAATGAGTGGAAAGCCGGATACCGCCAGAAGCTATCGTGCTACCGTTCTTGATGATAATGCCATTGTATCTATTAATCTTAAATGGCTTGCTCAGGGATGTGTTCTCGTGGCAATATTGGTTTATGGTTATTGGCAGATTGAGAGTCGCATCAAGGCGTTGGAGGATAAGGTGGCAACTGCGGATAAGCAAATTGAAAACCTTCTTAGTAAACACATTGTTGAAGAAAGAATGGAAAGGGAAGAATTAGCAGAGAAAGTAGCTTTTTACGAAAAAGAACTAAACCTAAACCCATTTAGTTGGGGGAAAAAGAAGAAGAGGAAATAATGGATTTTATGGCAGTGTATGGCGAAGCGGGAATGATTGGGGTGGTCGGTGCCATGTTTGTATATCTGGTTATATCCATGTCTAATAAATCAGCAAAGCAACAAGATGAATTGGAAGCCTTGAAGGTAGAGAATAGAGGACAGTCTGAAACTCTTGAGAATATGGAGGGGATGATAATAAAGCTAATTGCTAGATGGAATCAATCAGATGATAAATTAGATCGTAAGTTTGATGCCTTAATTAAAGAAGTAAATGATTTAGACAATCAAATTTCTGAGGTTAAAGGTTCGCTAAGTAGAATCAACGGAAGGCATTGATGGATACTGTAAAGATAGCCGCAATTAGTTTTAGTAACTATGTGATTGGATTGACACAAGTACACGAATTATTACAGGTAGTAGTTGCACTGCTTTCTATAATATTATTGATAATGAACATAAAAAAAGGAAAATAAAATGGATATTAAATCAATGCTAGTCAAGCTTGCAGAGGAGCAGGCAGATAAAATGCAAGAGCAGGCTATGGAGCATCTAGCTTCTGATGATATGGCTGAGAAGATTGCAAGTGCTATCAATAAACGAATTGACATCCCTTTCGTATCTGAAGAAAAAGAACAGATATTCTTTGAAAAGGTTGTTGATGTAGTTACTGATATTATTGAAGGCGTATTCAAAGGTAAGTAGTGCCTAAAAAACTGTACCAATTAAATGACTTTAGCGGTGGATTAAACACCGTTAAGGACATTGCTGACATTGCTGACAATGAGGTAGGTGCGGCTAGAGCTGTCATGTTCAATGTATATGGTGGTATACAGCCATTTTACAGTATGAAAGACAGCACCAATAATAAAATAACTGATTATGCTAACGATGAGATAGCTACAGTACAGCCCGGATATGGATTAGGTTACTTTGAAACAGACCATGCTAGAGATCCTAGCACAGTTTCTTTTACTGGTACAAATGACAATACTGGAGGCAGTGAGGATGGGTTTTTTGTTTATCAGGAAGATGGCGGCTCTAGAGGTCTAAGTGTTGTAAACAATAGATTGAAGTACTTGGTAAATGGAGTAGTTCAAAACCTAGGATCCTCTTTTAGCATTGGAGAAACTGTAATGATTACCGGTAACACATCTGCTGTGACTAGGAGTTTTTCTGATGGTATGATAAGGGCAAGTGCACAGGGTGTGTACAGGGTTGTAAATACCGCAAATAGCGGTAAAGAATTGATACTTGATAGAGGGTTGGTTGTTAGGCTTGACAGTGCTCCCGCTGGTCACTTTAATCTAACCATTGTTGGTCACAGTAAAGGGGATAAAGTTATCCTTTTGGCTGATCCTGCGGCTCATAATATTGATGTGTTTTCAGTAGATGCTAATAGCTATACGCACAATGTTATTACACTAAACTCATCAACTGTGACAGACATCCCCTCTAAGGTAAAGTATTACAAAGTAGATGAGTCTATAAGGTGTTGCGACACCGCTGGTAAAAACAGTTCTAAGATACAGTGGTATGGATGGATACAGAGAAGGCATTTTGACGGAACTTTATCGAGTACTGGTGATGTTGTTTCTTACATGAATTATTTTGCAAAAGACAATGACCTCGCAAGGCCAACAGAAGTTGTTCTTAGTTCAGCGGCAAGCTCTGCTGGTGCCACCGCCTCCAACCCCGGAACTACTGGCAACGGATTTACGGTTGCAATATCAACAGAAACAGATGAAGATGGATTGGTAGAAGCAGGGACTTACGAACTTGCCTCTACTTTTATTTATGATGGCAATCAAGAATCCTTGCCTACAAAGTACACAAACACCCATACGGTTTCAGAAGCAAATGAATTTAAAGCGTTGTCTGTAAATATTGGTGCTAAGGGGCCATTTGATGAAAGGATATCTGGCGGTAGAGTTTATATTAGAAAGGTAGGTGACGACTCTGAATTTATTATGTTGGTAGACATTGACCTTACAAAAGGAGCTAGGACAAAGTTATCAGATGATTATACTGCATGGCACGATGCTGGCAGTTCTCAATACAAGTGCCCTAATGCTACAGTTGCAGATAATTTCAGAATAACAGAACTTGGCTTTATTACTTACGAAGTAATCAATGGATTTAGTTCTAGTATATTTAGCAATGCATTGGGTGACTCTGGAGAACATTGGAAAGATGCAGTAGTTGCAAATAATAGAGTTTTTGTTTGTAATGTAACGATGAAAGATGAAGAGACTGGAGATACTAAAGCAGATGCGACACTAAGGTATTATCCAGACAGAATCATGTATTCCATGCCTAACAGGTACGATACATTCCCATCTACTAATTTTATAGAGGCGGCTAAGGGCGATGCAGATGTGTACGTTGCAATAGAGGCGTATGCAGATAGACTGTTAGCCTACAAGAATAAAAGTTTAGACATTATTAATATATCCGGAGATGACCGTAATTGGTTTCTAGAAGACAGTAAAAAGTATCAGGGTGTACTGCATCCAGAAGCAGTAAAAAGAACCCAGTATGGCATAATATGGGCCAATAAGCAGGGTTTGTATTTGTACAATGGATCTTCTATAACAAACCTAAGAGAAAACAAAATTAGTGATAGCGACTGGAATAGTCATGTTGGTGCATTTACAGGTATTATATACGATGAACAAGAGTCTATGGTTTTTGTAGTAAAGAGCCTTGATAATGATGGTGATGTATATATGTGTGATTTAAAGAAGGGAAACTTTACACTTACCAGAGATTTTGTTTTAGATACCAATGACGGGCTTACTAATTCAGTAGACACAGAAAGCAATAATACGCTAATAGCTCACGATAGCGATGGTCAGATTGACATATATCAAATACACAGAACGGTAGTGAGTCAATCAAATACAGAGTTTACAACAAAAGCATTGAGCTTTGGAGACATACATCAAGTCAAGAAAGTATACGCTGTACATGTTACATATAAGTCAGATGTGGCATTGACAGGCATGTTTACTTTGTTAGAAGAAGATGGCACCAGTACAGCATTGAGTGGTACCATTGGTGCATCAGCATCTAACTGGGCAAAGGTAAAGCTCACTCCATCATCACCAGTAACGTGTAATAAAATTTCTTTAAAGTTTGATAGTAGTAGCACTGCTGTCAAGACATATATTAATGATATTGCAATAGAGTATAGAACCCTTTATAAGAAAGGTTCTTGATGGACAGGGCTACTCGATTTATTGCCAATAGAAAACAGGACAAGATTAGAGTTGTAAGAGAACAGCCTTCTGTTCAGTCTATGAGAGAAGGTGAAGAGGTGTTGTATTTTAGAAATCGTGGTACGCTTACAAGATACAGAAAAGAACGTGGCAAGCTGTGGACTTCTGATATGCACGGTGGTCGCAACAAACAGGAAGAGGGTACATTTACTGCATCGAGATTAGAATATAAATCATCATTTGTAGACTATAGAATGTTCTCTCATAATTTTACAGATGATTTGCCGGGCTCAAAGATATACATACCTTGGCAGGGCACAGCAGAACAGATAAGCGTTCCAGAGGCTAGAGTTTCTTTCTTAGCCCCATTTCAAATGACTTGTCACAAACTTATGATTAAGATACCGGAGATGGCTACTGCGGATACTGACATTGTATTCACTATTGAAAAGACAGCAGAGGGAGACCTTGCACCTAGTACCGTTTGCACATTTGATTTTACCGATAGCTTTGTAGATGATTCAGTTATTACTATCAATAGGTCTGACTGGAACGCAGATCCAACAGTGCCTGCTAAATCTATAATCTATATAGGAATGAATCCAGACAATGCTAACATTACAGATGCAGAGAGAGAGTTTATAATAACGTCAGTATGGAAGACAATCGTAACAATATAATCTTTATATTATGATAAAAGTTTTATTAAATTCAAAGGAATCACACCATGCATAACAGTTCTAACAAATCAAAAGGTTATATGCCAGTTTCTTCTGGCCCAAACATGACTGGTTTTGACATGGGTAAAACATCTAGTATGATGGATATGATGCAAGAAGGTGGGCTTACACCAATGTCTTCCTACCAAAGAAGCTTTACTAGACCCAGAACTCCGGGTGCGGCCTTATTGGCAAGAGCACTTCAAGGACAAAAAGATAGAAGGTTACTAGAGGATTATCAAAGAGCAGAAGCCGAGAGGCAAAGAAAAGGTGGTTTATTTGGTAGTATTGGTGGTTTGGCTGGAGGTCTTTTAGGTGCGGCGTTAGCACCAGTTACGGGGGGTGCGAGTTTAGCATTAGCATCTGGACTAGGAACTGCTTTAGGTAGAAGAGCTGGTGAAGGTTTAGGTGCGGGCAAATCAAGAAGTGTTGACAGGACTGGAACCGTATTTGGACAACAATCATTTAGAGATGTAGAACAGGCTAGTCGTGACTTTACAAGGGGTATGGGTGAAAGAGCCTTACTGTCAGGTTTGCAGGCGGCGGCTACATCAGTTTTTTCTCCCGGTGGTGGTATTTATGGAGCAACTGGTAGGGCCGCAGAAGCTGGAAAATTAGGCACTATTGGGACAAGATTAAGAGAAGGTGCATCTGCCATTGGAAAAACAGGTGCGAGACTGGGTTTAGGTTCTGGAAAGGCACTAACAACTGCTTCTGGAGAGCTCTTATCTAGTGGTTTACCTGCTAATATAGCTGGCTCTGCTTTAGCAGATACTGTTCTTAATCTACCCGCCGGAAAGTCTTTTGGTGGTAGTCTTCCAATTTCGGAGGCAGATATGACTATGGACGTTTCACTTCTTGGAGATGTTGCTGTCCCTGATTTCGATGCTTCTCTACCAGATTTTTCAGATTTGCCACAGGCTCCGAGTGTTAGTGAAATGGCATATCGTAGAAGTCTACCAGATGCAGTCTCATTAGGTGAAGAGAACGCATTATTAGATGCGGCTCGTACAGCTCAAGCGGCACAGGCTACCGCAGAAGAGGCAAGCAGGTCAGCGGGTTCCCTAATAGGATATTTAGAAAGACAAGAATTAGGCCCGCTTGCAGATTCACTTAGAATGGCTCCTGCTCCAAGTATGGATCCTTCATTAACTGAAGTTGTTAGTCCATACTTTAATTTACCAATGGCTCCAAATAGGGCTCCGTCTATGGCCTCTGTTGGAGTAGGCCCTTTAACAGTTCTTGGGGGGTCTCCTGCATACGGGTTTGAAGATGGTGGACTTATTGGTATGCAAACTGGAGGTTTGACGGCAGAACAAATTTTAAGAGAGCAGGGACTGACTGCTGACGACAAACAACTAGCATTGTTTCAAGAATTTGACCCTACTGGAATACAAAGTGCCACACAGGCTACCGGCGAAAGTCTTCTTGGTATGACTGGAGGGCAAGGACTGGCGAGTGCAGGCAGTGGTTTTGGATCACAACAAAGAGCAGTATCTCAAGCGGTAGGGCAAGCTCAACAAGATCTTGAGGGACAAATAGGAGCAGAACAAAAAGCATTTGAATCTCAAACTTTAGGAACTGCGGCAGATATCGTTGCGGGTGGTGGTGAATTTGGAACGTATGGTGGTAGTGGTACTGCTTTTGTTCCTCCGGGTGCACCACCAACTCCAGAACAGGGTGAGACATTTAATTACTTAGGTACCGAGTATGAGTGGACTGGAACAAGATGGGTTCAAGTAGAAGGCCCAAGAGATGATCGTGGGGGATAGCAATGGCTAACGGCCCTAGAAGTATATATAGCAGAAGACAGCGTTTAGGCCCTGCCCGATACGATAATCCTCTTGCAGACTTTTTAGATAGGTTGCCTGATTATTACAGTCAATTTCAGAGAAACGAACTTGCTTTAAAACAGCAGGATTTGATGAATAAAAGATATGAAGATTCTCAAAAACAACAGGCATACAGAAATGAATTGACATTAATAAACTCTCTTCCTGAATCTGCTAGGGCGAAGGCAATGCTTAGCTCAGAGAATGAAGATATTCAAGAGGCTGGAAGGGCAGTCGAAGAAGAGTCTAATGCTTTTGATTCAATGTTAAATCCATCAGAGGTTTCTGAGTCTGATAGTCAGCAATTAGATTATTACAATAATTTGCTTAATAACCCTAGCGTTAGAAATAATCAGGCTCGAATAAACCAAGTAAAAGGAAGGATAAAGTCTGTTACTAATAATTTACTTCAATCTCAGGTTCAAGAGTGGTACAATTCTAACAAAGATAATCCTAATGCAAAGATTATACTACAGCAATCTCAACATGATCCATCTGGTGCTATAAAAAACATTACCACATTAAAAGACCCCAAGGAAAGAAAAGTTGTTACAGATGCAAGTGGTTATAAACGCTATTTAGATACAGGAGAAAGGGCGTTTCCTGATGTTGTAAAAGAGGCTCCAAAGGGAGCAACTATAAAGGGTTTAGAGGCGGCTTTGTCTTCTATAGATAGAGAGTTAATGATTTTTAGGTCAAGTATGACTCCTGAGCAAGTGTTGGAAAAAGAAGGAGACAGAACAAGAATTCTAGATAAGCTTCAAGCTTTAACTTTAGATAATCAAGCCGGGGGTTTAACAATACCTCCACCCGGTTCATCTAGAGCAGAGTCTACCCGGACAATGTTTCCCGGCATGAATCAGGCTCGATCAGAGTCTACAAAAATAAAAATACCCGGATTTTAATTAATGTATGGCAAAGGAGTCTCTACAGTCACTATATAACACAGTGTCAGAACAATACGACATTGGAACCTATGATTCTTTTAGTGGTAAAATGCAAGACCCTAAAAAGCGTAGGATTTTTTATGATTCTCTTGCAGATCAATACGAACTACCAGACTACGAAACATTTGAATTAAAAGTTTCTTCTCCAGAACCATTTATAAATGCAGATGATATTTTTCCCGATGAAGAAGTTTCTGTTGCAGATTCATCGTTTGTAAAAAGCATTTATGAGTCTGTCAGGCAACAGGAAAACAGTGTAGCTAAGAATAATCCTTACGGTGTAAATATGCCTAGGAAGAAAAGCAACGCTGAAAAAATATTGAATTTAGGTGGAAGTCTTATGGCTGGAAGCCAAACTCTATTAGAGTTTAAAGATATGGACAGTGGAGTTAAGGCTGGGGAGGAGATTATTGACAACATACTTCAAGTTTCAGATAATGACCCTGCTACCTTTTATTCTAATTACTCAGGACTAGAAAAAGACAGTCCTGAAGTTCGTTCTTTTGTGGAGATATTTAATAACAGGTACCAACCACCTAAACCACAAAGAAACAAACAGCTTGACTCTATCATAAAAGCACTTGAGCAAAACAAAGACAACCCTAAGTATATTATGAGGGCTTTGGACGATCCTGACCCTGACAAAAAAATTAGTAATTTGACTGGAGGGTTTCCAAAGTTTGCAATGGGTATTCCTACGTCTGAAATACTTGCAGGTCAGCAACAGGCAAGAATATCAGACGTTCCTCCTGTAAGCAAGGAACAAATAGAATTAGAAAAGCAAAGAGAGGCACTGGGATTACCGTTTACTGCTGACGAAAAGGATGTTGCCAAGTTCTTCAATAAGAGAATGTTGCATCAGGAAATGTCTAAGGAGATTAAAAAGGGTAAAAGCCCTAAGCAGGCATACAAAACAGTATTTTCTAGGGTAGGTGGTACTCCACCAAATATTGTTAATCTGGGAATGGAAAACTCCGTAACTGGATCTGTTTTTAGATCTATTGGTTTAGAGCAAGATGTTGATATTAGTGACTATCCTGCTGAGAGATGGGAGGAGATTGCCTCTGGTGCTATATCTATGGTTATGCCTGTAGATGCGGCCCTTTTTGCATTTGGGGGTCAGTTAGGTAAAGTCAAGCAAGTAGGTAAATACGCTGATGAGGCCGCTAATTTACTAGCAAAGAGAACAAGTATGACACTTCCTGAAGCTAGGGTGTTTACCAAAAATGCCTTTCAGAGAATTGTAGGTGGTGCTGGTGGATTTTCTGCATTTGATGCAGGTGCTAATATTGCAGACCAGATAGAAAATACTGGCTCTGTAGACCCTATAGAGGCATTGCACGCTACGCTAAAAGGAACTATAACGGGCACTACGGTCGGGTCACTTGGACTTGCTGGAACTATAGCTGGTAAAAAAGCTACTGGTGAAATAGGTGCTAAGGTTGGCGAGTTTGCTTTTGAGGTTTTTGGATTAGGTACAGTGCCAACTTTGTTAGCTGGAGAAGAATTAACGCTTGATAATTATTTAGATGCGGCGGGGACTATTGTTGGTATAAAAGCAATTAAATCCTTTACTAGCCCTAAACAACAACAGCAAGTTACCGAAACGGTTGCTAAAGAGTTGCAAAGTATCGTAGAAACCACAGGAAAACCACTAGATGTAGTTGCGAATACTGTTGGCAGGCAACTTAAAACATCTTTAGAACTGGCTATGGAGGGTAAGACACCTACCAAAGTAAACAGGGGAACGGTTATAAAAGAGATAGGTGCTGAGGCAAAACCTTCAGATGTAAAAGTGTTGCAACCTGAGGGACGTGGTATCAAACCTGTTAGTGAGCGTGTTCAATTAAATCAGGAAATAAAAAGACTGTCTGAGGACATGAATATTTTAGAAAGAAATCGTTCTAACCAAAGAGTTTTAGATGACTTACAATTCCAAATAGATGCTAAAGTTGCAAGGCTAAATGAAATTGGAGTTGGACAAACCGAAATAAACTCTGCTTTAACACCTAAAACAACTCCGGGCACAGAGCAAGTTAGATTGCAAATGAAGAGAAGGTCTCGTTCTGAGCAACAACGGCTAGACAAATATCTACAAGAGAAAGATGTTTTAAATAGACCTTTTGAGCCAGACCCAATGTTGCAGGTTTCATTGCACCCGGCTGATGTAGGTAGAAGACAAGTAAGAGAAATAGAAATAGATGCTAGGCAGAGGATAACTGAAGAAGCCCAGAAAAGAGTTGGTAGTCAGGGAACTCAATTAGAGCTGTTATTAGAAACTTCTAGAATACAGAGTCAGCCTGTAAAAGTCAATTCTATTGTAGAAGTTCCTGTTAATCCTACAAAACAAATAGCTCCTGTAGCCGAGGTTGTTAAGCCTCCAAAGCAAACAGTGGGTGAGTTGATGAAGGGCGATAAAAAATTCAGGGGCTATCTACTACAGAAAGAATATGCTGATTTAGACGTTACAATAAGGTCAAATGAGCAGTCATTAAAAAGTGAAACCCTTACTCCTGTACAAAGACAAAGGCTTGAGGATTCCAATCAAAAAGCTAAAGAGTTAAGAAGAGATGTGCAAAAAAGAGCAAACAATGAGGGCATTGAATTGATGGCTTTTTTTGGAATACCTACCCCTTCGATATTAAAAAGTCTATTTGGTTCAAGTAAAAAGAAACCAAGAAAATATAATGATGCTGAAATAAATAGACTTTATCAAACTGCAATGGATAGGATTAGCAAAAAAGAACAAGGGGATAGTAATATATCTTTTGTTACCCCATCTACAAATAACCCTCCAGTAACCAACAAAAGAAACTTAGTTACTAAAGTTTATAATTATGTTTTTTCAGATATGGTTGAGAGAGCCGCCAGTGTAGGCACTCAATCTTCTATTCAAGGGGCAGAGTTAGGAAAACAGGTTATTGATAAGCAAAAGCAGGTTAGGGGTGAATTGGCACCAACGCTTGATAAGGTGTTAGAACTTAGTGGTAAAGGGTTTGGTGAAGATGGTAAAGTAGTTAGAGAACTTTCTGATTTTGTAGAGGTTGATATAGGTGGTAATAAAATTTTACAGTCAAACTTACATGGAAAAATTGAAGGCACTATTAAAACAAAACCTAGCGAAAAGCCTCTTATCGAATTGCAACGTGATTTAATAGAAGGAAGGGGTCGCATATTTGAACGAAACAATATTTACACAGAAGGAAAAGATGGCGTTCCTAGACCTTTTAAAGTAATAGGCAGAGAAATTGCACCAAGAATTATGTCTAATGAATTTTATGCTATACTGGGCAAGGGTGCAGGATCAAAAGAATTTACAGAAATGGTCTCTAAATTTGCTCAGGCAACAGGCAGTCCTGAAACTAATGTAAGAGAGTATTTTAAAGAGTTTACCGAT